GCATGAGATAGCTGAAAGAAGACCACTCTAACAGCTATTAAGAATATAACTGAAGAATTACTGGAGAGCTGGCAGAGTGGTCGAATGCGGCGGTCTTGAAAACCGTTGTCCCGAAAGGGACCGGGGGTTCGAATCCCTCGCTCTCCGCCATTTATACTATCATTAACCCTCATTGAGGGTTTTTTTATGCCTGTAATAAAGTGTTTGTATGGCTTTTCGTGCCATTATGTGACATTGTGCGTTTTTAAGTGACGCTTGGGTTTTTGTTCTAAACGTATATAAAACGTATATTAATAAAACCTCAAGCGTATATTGTTTTTCAATGGATCGGATTCAAAACGTATATCGCAATGTTAACTAATACTAAGATTAAAAGGTTAAGGCCCAGGGAGAAGCTTTATAGAGAGATTGATAGTGATGGGCTTTATATTGAGGTTAAGCCAAATGGTAAGAAGTATTGGCGTTTAAGGATTTTTAAGCCTAAACCCAAAATGATGTCGCTTGGCGAGTGGCCGTCAGTTGATATTGATATGGCTCGCATTGAGCGTGATCAGGCTAAAGCGGCTTTGGAGTATGGTGCTCATGTGTTTGAGGCTGTGGCTAGGGATTGGCATGCACATAAAAATTATTCGAGTGAAAAAAATAAAAAGCTTGAATGGCGGCGGATTGAAAATTATTTGTTGCCAACTTTAGGTGATATGCGTGTGGCGGAGATTAAACCAAAACACATTTTACCTATTTTAAAGACGATTGAGCGCTCTGGGCATTTAGAGTTGGCGCGGCGGGTTCGCGCTTTGGCGAGTCGTGTTTTTCGTTATGCTGTTGTTAATTTGATGTGTGAGCATGACCCTGCGGGGGTTTTGCTTGGTGCAACCAAAAAGCCGATTACTAAAAATATGGCGGCTATTGTTGACGAGGTGGGCTTTGCTGATTTATTAAAGTCGATTGATAACGCAAGCCGTTTGTCACCTTCGGTTAAATTCGCTTTGCAGTTTGCTCCTTTTGTTTTTGTGCGTAGCAATGAATTGCGTGAGGCTGTTTTTGATGAGTTTGATTTTAATAAGCTGTTGTGGACGATTCCAGCTGATCGCATGAAGATGAAACGGGACCATGTTGTGCCTTTGCATCCTGCCGCAGTGGGTTTTGTTAGAGATGCTTATTCATTTAGTCGTGATAATTATGTTTTTTCTGGTGCTAAAGCAGGGCGGCCATTAAGTGAGAATACTTTAAACCATGCCTTGCGCTCATTGGGCTATGATAAAAGTGCGGTTACATTTCATGGGTTTAGGTCGTCATTTAGTACGTTGGCTCGTGAAGAATTGCGATTAGATGAAGATTTGATTGAGCGGCAGCTTGCGCACAGTGTTGGCAATTCAGTTAAAGCGGCTTATGATCGTTCTTATAAATTAGAAGAGCGCATAAAAATGATGCATCAATGGGGTGATTATTTAGTGAAGCTAAAAAAGTGACCATTGAGCAGTTGCGTCAATAACTGCCAAATGGCTGTTTAATATCTGTTAGCTATCTAAAGCAATAATATTACATCAAGGCAGCTTTCTAGGAATCAATCATGTATAATATAGCAATCAACTATTACATGGGGCATTGAAATGAAATTTAAACTTGGAGAGTTATTTAGTGGTCCTGGCGGTATTGGGTATGCCGCAATGAAAGCTGAATCAACTTCAAAAAAAGGTGAAAAATTTAGCATTTCACATGCATGGGCTACTGATTATGACAAGGACACATGCAGTACATATGAAAAAAACATTTGTGTCAATGAAAATGGAAGTGTCATTTGTAAAGACATAAGAAAATTAGATTTCAGTAAGCTAGAAGATATATCTGGTATTGATGGTCTTGCTTTTGGATTCCCATGCAATGATTTTAGTATGGTTGGTGAACAAAAAGGTATAAATGGTACATTTGGCCCTTTATATAGTTATGGTGTTAAAGCATTAAAAATATTCAAACCAATGTGGTTTTTGGCTGAAAATGTTGGTGGATTAAGGAATTCAAATGAAGGAAATGCCTTTAAAACAATACTTAAAGAATTAGAAGACTCTGGTTATACAATTACCCCCCACCTTTATAAATTTGAAGAATATGGAGTCCCACAAGCACGGCATAGAATCATTATTGTTGGAATTCGTAATGACTTAGAAAAAACATTTAAAGTTCCATCACCAGAACCCTATAAAAATATTGATACTTCGTCTCGAACAGCAATTGAAAGCCCACCAATTCCTGATGATGCATTTAATAATGAATATACTAAACATGCCTCACAGGTTATAGAACGCTTAAAGCATATTAAGGCAGGAGAAAATGCTTTTAATGCAAACCTTCCTAAAGACTTAGAGCTAAATGTAAAAAGTGTTAAAATAAGCCAAATCTATAAAAGACTACATCCAGAAAAACCATCATATACAGTAACTGGTAGCGGAGGTGGGGGAACTCATGTATATCATTGGTCAGAAAATAGAGCATTGACGAATAGAGAAAGAGCAAGACTACAAACATTCCCTGATGATTTTGAGTTTATTGGGTCAAAAGAAAGTGTAAGAAAGCAAATTGGGATGGCTGTACCATCTAAAGGTATAAAAACAATATTTGATTCTATTTTAAAAACATTTGCTGGCATTAACTACGAATCAATAGATCACAATATCAAATTGGAGTATCAAAATGAGCAACGCCTTGTTTGCTGATAATTTATTTTCAGAGATACTTTTAAAACCTGCTAAAAATGGAGCTAGTGATTTATATATAATTTCTGGCTACGCCTCTTCTGCAATGGTATTTCACCATGCAGAAAAACTCAAAGAACAAAATTCAAATATAAATATCAATTTAATTATTGGTATGACATGCAGAGATGGTTTATCTAAAACTAATCACCGTGGCTTTCAGGCTTTGGTAGAAAAAGATTTAGCTGGTGTTTTTAACTGTAGTTATCTGATAAATCGCCCTCCTGTTCACTCAAAAGTATATACATGGATTCAAAACAAAAAACCAGTCATTGCCTTTGCGGGTTCAGCAAATTATTCTCAACAAGCATTTATTGGTAAATCGCAACGAGAGGTAGCAACTGAATGTGATCCTGTAACTGCATATGACTATTATGAATCTTTGATTGATGAATCTATCTATTGCAATCATCAAGATGCAGAAGAAGTTATTACTCTCTATAACGATAATCGGGCTGTTAATTCAACAAAAGATGCTGTGGAAGAAGAAACAGCAGAATACAGTACAACTAAAGGTTTAGAGCATAAGAAAATATCATTTATTAATAGGTCAGGTGAAATTTCTCAGAAGTCAGGATTAAACTGGGGACAAAGAGAGGGGCGAGAACCTAATCAGGCATATATTCCATTAAAAGTTGATGTATACAGTTCTGACTTTTTTCCGCCGATAGCACAGCATTTTACTATCCATACGGATGATGGGAAAATTTTAATTTGTACTAGAGCACAAGAAAATGGGAAAGCTATTCATACCCCTCATAATAACAGTTTAATAGGTGAATACTTTAGGTTTAGGCTTGGGGTTGCAAATGGTAAATTAGTAACAATCGAAAATTTTACCTCTCATGGAAGGACAAATGTAGATTTTTATAAAATTGATGAAGAAAATTACTTTATGGATTTTACGTCAAAAAATAGCTAACAAAAGCTTGCATCTGACCAAAAAAGCGCCACTTCGTTCTGCTTTTTTGGCAGATGAAGCTGGCGTTATATTCTTAAATTTCTACTTTTGATCTAAATCTATAAATTGCCTGCTTGCTTCGCTTTGAGTCAAAATCAAAAGTGCCTTTGTTTATCAGTTTTTTAAATAACGCAGCAACCACAGATTGCTTGTCTTTATATTCAGCGTTGCTTTTGTAAATTGAATAAAAAGCGTTTTTACTTTCGGTGGCTTTTACTAAATCAATCATAATTTTCAACTCTTCGGTAATTCATAATAGCTCAACATAATAAATCGCTTAAGTTTGACGTTCGCTACGCTCTCGCAACATATAGCCATTGATCTACTGGCTTTATAAAAACTGGCATCACTGTTGTTTTTTTTATGCTGCTTCTTCTGCCGTCTCTTCTTGCTTTCCAATAAACCTCATCGTTGATGATTTTGGTTGCGTTTAGCCCTTCTTTTCTTATGACGCGATAGCGGCTGTATATTGAACCTGGCTTTATTTTTAGCTTTTCACCCAGTGCTATTGCCGAATATTCTTTTTTGTCGTATTTGAATGTCTGTATCATAATTTTTTCTTCTTTAATTTTAAGTCCCACTTTAGCCAAAAAGGTGCGTATCAAAATGGCATGTAATCAAGGCCTTCGTCTACGGGCGGCAGTGTTTGGGCTGGTGCTGCACCTGTTTTGCCTGCGTCTGCTCGTCCTGCTTGTTGGTCGAAGTTTCTGCTTTGTTGTGATGGCGCATTAGGGTGTGCGGCACCAGAGCTTGAGCTATTGCTGCCACTGCCTAGCATTTACATTTCGTTGGCGACTATTTCGGTTGTGTAGCGGTCTTGGTTGTTTTTGTCTTGCCATTTTCGGGTGATTTGTTTTCCGCTTACATATAGGCGTGAGCCTTTTTTTAGGTATTGCGCGGCGAGTTCTGCGCGTTTGCTAAACATGACTATGTTGATCCAGTTGGTTTGCTCTACTTTTTGGCCGTTTTTGTCTTTGTAGTCGTCGCCACAGGCTATGCTAAAGTTGGCGACTGCTTCGCCACTGGGGGTGTATTTTAGCTCTATGTCGCGCCCTAAGCGTCCGATGAATGAGCAGTTATTTAGGTCTTTTGACATTATTTGAGTTCTCTTGTTGGTTGTGTTGTTGTTCGTCTGTTATTCACAGCCGTTGCCTATGTTGTTGCCTTTTTCGTCGGTGAATTGTGTCCAGTGTCGCCATTGGTTGGGGCATAAAAAACCCCATTCTCGAATGCGTGGACCGGTGATGAATAAGGTGGTTGCTGGGCCTTTGATGAGTTCTAGCCTATGCGCGAGTTTGGCGCTGCGAAACACGGGGCGTAAAAAGGGTATGTGCCGTTTGTGGCTGATGAGGTGCTCTATCATTTCGCCTTTTAGTAGCATAGAGACGCTGTACCATGGATGGTCGTGTAGCGCTCTGTCGTCGTCTGAGCCGTTAAAACGATGTAAATAGATGTTAAAAAGGGCGTTACGCGGTATTAAATACCAGCGCTCTAGGTAGTTTTCGCCTATTGTTAAATCGGCTTGTCTTTTTAATGACAACATGGTGTTAGTTCATTCCTTTTAAAATTTGCATAAGATGTTGCGCTTGGGTGGTGGCATCGTCTAGTGCGTTGTGGTGCGTGCCTTGACGCTCTATTTTTATGTGTGGGTGCAATTCTTTTAACGTGCGATAGCAGCGGTTGTTGTAGTAAGGCCATGGTTGTTTTTGTTCTATCGTTTTATAGGCGTTGGCTAGTATCACGTTGTCGAAGTCTGAGCCGTTGCCCCATACGGTGGCTTTTTTGCCAAGCCATGCGCTTAGGCTATTAAGCACTTCGTCGAGCGTTTTGGTGTTTGCGGCTAATGCACGTTGGGCTTTTTTGCTTTGTTTTAGCCACCATTTTACGGTGCTGGCATCCATTTCTAGTCCCCATTCTATGCAGGATTCTAGGTCTATGGTTTGATAATATTCGTCTATGATGCTGTCTGTGCCAAAACGTACTGCGCCTATGGATAATATGGCGGCATTGGCGTTTGTACCCATGGTTTCTAGGTCGATCATTATTTGATTTGGTTGTAGGTTCATTGCTTGCTTTTTGTGTGTAATTTAATAACGATACGCTGATGAATTTTTGAAGTTTCCTTTTGGCGGCGGTGTGCCTTGCAGGATACGTTCGTGTACTTCTTCGCGGTTTACGGGTATGTGTTTGGGGGCATCTATGCCGAGTTTGACTTGGTGGCCGTTCACTTCGAGTATGGTGACGGTTATGTTGTCATTTATGATGATGGATTTACCGGTGGTTCTGGTGAGTTCTAACATTGTTTTTCCTTTTTTTGTTGTGTTTATGGGTAAAATGGGTCGAGCAGCCAGTGTTTTGAATCATCCATTAGTGAGCCACCTGTAATTCGATGTGGTTGGACCCTTTTTTGCAAAAACCTATGATTTGCTCGGCTTCTATGATTTGATCGATCTTTAAGCGGTGATCTATGTTGCCGTAGTTGTATTTGTGGTTGGTGTTGTCGGTTATTTGAACGCTGTTTTCAGCTGTTTTGGTAACGACTCCGGCGCATAGTGAAAAAAGTGGCACTTCTGCAAGGCAGGGTATTTTTAATGGCAATGTTTTACGATTGTTCCAGTTTTTGCGTAGATTTGAGCCGTAGCATTGGGTGCATTCGATGGCCTCTTGTTCGCCATCGTTCATGCTCCAGTAATTGGTTGTAAGCTCTGTGCTGCCGCAAAAAGGGCAGGGGTTTAGTGTGTTATTAGTTGGCATGGTTTAGCGCTACTTTTTTTGTTGTTTGGCCGTTTTCTATTTGTTTTTCGATGGCGGTTTTAATGCGTTCAAAAAAACTGTGTTTATCTATTTGATGGTTTGCTTGTTTTTGCGTTGTGATAAACCGCTCTGGCATTGTTGTGTTGGCTCCATTCATGTGGATTCTCCTAAGTTTTTTTGTGTTGTGTTCCTTAAAGTATGTATTAGCATACATTTAATGTCAACAACAACATATTGGTATTGTGATATTGTTCTATTTATCAGGTAATTATTATAAGGAGTTAAAAATGTTTGGTGTCTTTAAGTCAGTAAAAAAACTTATGGCGATTAAGAATGCAATGAATGCGAAAGTTATGTATTTGGGGTGTGATGAATATGAAAAGCTTGTTTATAAGAATGCAGCGATCACTTTATATCGGACATATGGTAAAGAAATAGATATCAATCGCGTGCCTGTTGAAAGGCATGAGCTTATGATTGAAGAGTCAAATAGAATGGAGGCTAATAATGATTTTCAATTTTATACGTTGGTATGGATGTCTATGGATTCGCTGAATGTTGCTCCAACATTGATTGGTAATGAGTGGTTTCTTCTGAGTAATCCTTTTTTACTGGATATATCTGAGAAAGACATTCAAGTTGCGAGTGGTTGGTTTTTAGAAAAGCACGGTTTTAATGTAGGGATGAAAATTTAGTCGTATCTCTAAAGGGAGTGGCGAGATTGCCGTTATTTACTATACTATGTAACAAAGAGATACATTGTGGAACAAGACCGCACATTACGTATCAAACATTATAAGGCGCTTTGGTTTACCTAAAGACTTTTTTGACTAAATCCCTGTCTGACAAATCACTTTATCACCTATCGTTTGTATTAACCCCGTACAATCTTCTGATCTGTCAATGATTTGATAGGGTGCATAGGTAGTTGGGATAAATTGAGCCTTTTCAGTGAGAGCAGGCTCAATTTGAGCGCTTTTAGAATAATAACTGTTGTTTATTGTCTGTGAAGCTGTAAATGCACTGATGGCAAAGATTGCTATTACAATCCCCTTTGTGCGTGTGTTGTACGGGAATGACATGAAGCTTTGCGCTTGAAAGTTGTTTTTTTTTGCCTGTATGTTGTTGCCTTGGTCTTTTAGTAAGGCGATGATTGTCTGCTTGTCCATAAATACTCCATTTGCAGTTTAAGTTATAAAGATGATTTGAAGAGCTTAATGGCTTGCTCTTCGTTTAAATCCGTATTAAGGGCAGTGATAAGGATTTTAATTTGCCTTAATTGTTCTTTTTCGTTGTAGTGGTTAAAGAACTCTGAGATGCCAACGGTTTGCTGGATGATGTCGAGTATGTCTAATATTTGTGATGGATTCGCCATGTCATCGAGATGTTGTAGGTTTTGATTGTTTGATGATAGGAATAACTTTCTAGCGTATTTTTCACCTGATCCATCGCTTAACCATTGCGGATTTAAACTAAAAAAATCCGCTACTTTTATCAAAGGTGCGCCTAATATTTTTTGGGTTCTGCCTTTTCTCCAATCTCCAAAAGTTTGGCGTTTAACGCCACAAGCATCAGCACATTTCGCATTGATGAATTTTTTGCCGTGAGATTTCTCCCACTCTTTAATGGCTTTTTCGAGTCGATTCATTAAAAGATTCATAGATATATTGTATTTTTTTTCGAGTATGTAGGGGTTGACACTATTTGTATGTAGATACATACTTAAAGGTATGGCTATAGATATTCCAGATATAAAAATAAGTGATGCGTTAGATGTGGCTGGTGGAAACCAAGCTGAATTAGCAAGAATGCTAGGGTATCGACGCGCATATATTAACAATATGGTGAGAGATGGTAGAGAGTATTTACCTGAAAACGCTGCTCTAAGATTCCAGTTGTTTTCTTTAAAAAATGACAATAGATGAATATCCGCTGGTATATCGGGTGGTATGGCTCTGGAACATGCTGAAAATATACCTTTTCCTCCTTGATGTAATTTTGCCTTGCCTTCGGGCAGGGCGTTTTTTTTACCCTTATTTGAAGATGGAGTTTGTTTATGTATGACGATGTAAGTCGCATTAGAACGCATGAGGTGAAGCTCCGTTTTAATGATGCTGAAAATAAAATTTTAGATGACGTGGTTGACCAAATTGGTGAACAGCGTGCCACTTTGTTGCGCCAAATGGTGATGCGTGAGGCGCGTTTAATTCTTGCTGAAGATGATAGACGTGATGCTTTGTTGCGTGAAGGTTCTGAGGGGGTGTTGAAATGCGCCAGTTAAGTTTTTTATTTGGGACTTTTGAGGGCCTGCAAAATGTTTGATACTGTTATTTTTAGTGATGATGATCGTTTGATCATTGCGCGCATTGCTCAAAAACGTGGCATTAGTTTTGTAGAGGCTTCTCAGTTATTGGCCTGTTCTGATCTTAAGCGTAATACGTCTGGTGGTGTTGAATCATCATGTGATGTTGCTCGTTTTCGCTTGGGTGAGCCTGATTCGTGAGTTTGGATGCTTATCAATGGGCGTGGAGTCAACAAATGGGGTCTTCGATGAAGCTTACTTTGTTGTCTTTAGCTGATCGTGCTGATGAGTTTCATCGATGTTATCCATCGATTGAGCGCTTAGCTAAAGACACTTGTTTAAACCGTAAAACGGTGATGTCTAATTTAAAAAAACTTACGACACAAGGTTTTATTTCTATTGCAAAAACTAAGACTAATCACGGTCAATTTAAGCGCAATATTTATACTTTAATGGGTGTTGTTGGGCGTGAAAATGAGCATCAAAAAGGCGCTGCCACCCGTACCAATAACCACCCCCCAAAACTGGTACATGGCGATGAAAACCACGTACCAACAACCACCTCCCAAAATAGGGACACGGTTAGCAATGACAATAATGCTCTACAAGATAAGCACAGCCTCAAAAATGAGCCTTTGAAAGCTATAAACCCATGTCCCAAAAACGGGACACCAAAAAACGCCTTATCCATGTCCCAAAATAGGGACACTAATCTCCCAGTTAACTCTACATTAAGTAATAAAAAGAATAATAAAGAAAAAAACTGGGTTATTCCTATTTGGGTTAATCAAATTGCATGGTCTGAATTTGAGCAACACAGAAAAATATTAAAGCCAAAATCATGGACTAATTTAGCCCGAACAAAATTAGCTAATTTGCTAAAAGATTTTAACCATGAAGATCAGCAAAAGATGATTGATAAATCAATTATTGGTGGTTACCCAAGCATTTACCCGTTGGATAAAAATTATGATAAAAATAGCCCAAGTCACGAAAACAACTTTGACCAAAATAAAAGACCCGAAAGTAATCATGCCCGGTCTATGCGTGAAGCCGCAGAAGCCTGCGAATAAAAATATTAATCGTTTTTGGATTTTGATGGGTGTGAAGTATGGGCACAAGTGGTCTAGCCAGTTTCCGAATACGAAAGTTGAAGCTGTTGGCAAGGATGAATGGGGTAAGGAGTTAGTTGGTTTTTCGATGAACCAAGTGTTAAGAGCCATTGATAAATTGGTTGATGAGTTTCCTTCTTGGCCACCCACAATTGGTGAGTTTAAAAAATTGTGTTTTGTGAATTCGGGTCATAGTTTCCCGAACATTGAAGATGCTTGGTTAGAAATTTGCAGTGAAAAACCGTATAAAAATGGGATTGTTTTTGCGATGTCGCGTGATAAGCGTTTGCACCATTACGATTGGGTAAGAATGACAGAGGTGCAAGGGCTTAGACGGTTTGCACCGATTTATAAACATTTTATTGATCGGGCTTTTGCGGGTGAGGTTTTTGATTTGCCTGATAAGCCAATGCTTGAGAACCGTGTTGGCAAAGCAGTGACTCGACAAGAGAAAAAAGCAGTGGGACTGCCTGTGTTTGCTGCGCTTAAAATTAGCTTAAAGCCTGGTGGTTTATCGTTAAGCGAAAAAACAAACCGACAAGAGAGTTATTATAAATTTAGAGGTGATTTAGAGGCTGAGGTGAGTGCACATGGCTAAATATGACCGTTTAAAAAAGTGCAAGTGCAATGGTTGTCCGTTGTCTGTTGATGTTGTTACGTTACGCGATGGCAATGGCGTGTGTGATTTTCATGATGCAGCAACCGCAAAAGATTGGATGATTGTGCGTGATCGCATTGTTGAGCATAAAGATTTTTTGTTAATTGCTCAGTCAATTAGTCGCTTGGGTTTGCGTTATAAACCGATGACGCATGAGTTTGTTTATGCGTGGATTGCCCGTGTTACAAAAGATTTAAGGGTTTATATTTTAAACATTGATAACGGTGCTAATGCAGTGAATTCGATGATTGGTATTAAGAATATGTTAAGGCTTAATAATGGTTAAGTGTTTGTTTTTAAATAACTTAATTGTTATGGGGAGTTAGGGGGAGTGGGCTTTTTTGGGGTGTTTTATGAATTGTCCTAAATGCAGTTCTAATCTGTTATCTACCAGTAATACGCGCAATAAAATTAATTGTGTAACAAGAAGGCGAACGTGTTTTAAGTGCCAGCATCGGTTTTCGACCACTGAAACTATTAATGCAGTTCAACGTAATTTTAAAAAAGGTAAATAGAAAATGAATGAACACGATTTAGAAAAAGAAATTCAAGACAAAGGCTTAACAGCCGCTCGGTTAACACCTGATCTGATTGATGCAACGATTGCTAAAGAGCAATTTCATGTGTTTGAGAATAGCCAATTAACTGTGTGCTGCTTGACGCTAACTAATGGCTTTACGGTTACAGGTGAGAGCGCTTGTGCAAGCCCTGAGAACTTTGATGAAGATGTTGGTCGCAGAATTTCTAGAGATAATGCGCGTAACAAAATTTGGGCTTTGGAAGGTTATCTTTTGAAGCAATCATTGTTTGAGGGGGTGCTGACATCATGAGCGATTTAATCAACGGTGATTTATACATAGGCACTAAGTTAATTGTTGGTGAGTGCATGACGCGACAAGAATATAGCGATTTTAGGCGGTGGGATTTGCCCGAAGATGAAAAGCATTTAGCTGATGAAGAGGGCATGTTGGTTGAGTATGAAGATACGAATCATCCAAACGTTGAAGGAGGTAAAGGGTATGTAAGTTGGTATCCGCTTAATGTGTTTGCAGAGGCCTATAAAGCGAGTGGTGAGTTTTCGTTTGGCTCTGCTTTAGAGCTTATGAAGCGTGGTTTTAAAGTCGCTAGAATGGGTTGGAACGGTAAGGGGATGTGGATTGCTATTTCAACTGGCAATAAAGAACTTGAATCTATTTTCTTTTGGAATAAGCATTCTAAAAAATTCGCTGAGGATAATGGAGGATACGCGCCTGTATTAGATACTGTCATTATGAAGACAGCTAAGGATGAAGTGCTTATGGGCTGGCTTGCATCACAAACTGACATGCTTGCAGAAGATTGGATGATTGTCGAATAAGTAATGGCTAATTTTTTGCCTAAAGGTGTTCGCCCAAGTGATGCAGAGTTTTCTGAAAACTGTATGTTTTATAAACGCGGTGTTCATAATTTTTTGTTTTATTGGGCGGGGCCTGAGTTGGGTTGGTTGCGCTCTTCTCGACCTGAGAATGATGTTTTACACATGCAAAATTTAAGTGAAGATTACTGATGAACCAAGAGATTTTGTTAAAGTTAAATGCTAATGGGGTTAATTTTGATCATATTGCGGGAGGTGGCCCATCAATTATTGATCGAGAGGCGGTGATTTGGGCTTTAAGTGGTTCGTCTGCCGCTCAGTTTAGTTTGGCTTTGTTAATGGTGGTTGGCGATGAGTCTGAGCGCAGCAGTGTTTGGGCGGGTTTGTTTATGGCTGGTATGGCGTTGCCTGAGTATTTGACGTTTAAAATTAAGAATAATGGCTGTATGGATGCGCTGTGTCATTTGGTGATTGAGGAGTTTGTAAGCTCACCGATTTGTAAGCATTGTAACGGCACTGGGTTAAATGCTGATTATGTTGAGTGCAAGCCTTGTGGTGGTTCGGGTAATAAGTTTATGAGTATTAGAGCACGAATGAAGGTGATTAATAAAAATCATCGTTGTTGGTATCAGTTTGAAGCGATGCATGAAGCTTTGCTTAATATTTTGAGGGGTTGGGATGCGAGTAATAAACGAAAATTAACGGCGCGATTGAGATAATTTATAAAAAAACTTGTTTTACCCACTTTATGGGTGTATATTCCCAGCATCCAACGTTTCGACAAAAACCTGTTTAGAGTAATTTAAACGGGTTTTTTTATGTCCGTAATAATTTATTAGGCTAGTTATCTTTTTAGGTATCTGGCCTTTTTTGTGCCCAGAGGAAAGTTAGCCATGCAACATATTCTTGATTTATTGAAAAATGATGAAGGTACGGGGCCAGTGGTTAATGGACGCATGATGCCTTACGAAGATAGCGAAGGTTTGATGACGATTGGTTATGGCCGTTGCATTGAGAAAGTGGGTATTAGTTTTGAAGAAGCGGATCATTTATTAAATCAATCAGTGAAAGAATTGATTTATGACTGCGGCAATGAGTTTGTTTGGTTTGATGAGTTTACGCTAGAGCCTGCTCGCTATGCCGCTGTGGTTAGCATGGTTTATAACTTGGGGCTTGCTGGTTTTAAAGAGTTTGAGAAGACTATTGCTTTTATTGATGCGCGTGAGTTTGATCATGCAGCTACTGAAATGCTTGATAGTAAATGGGCTAAACAAGTTGGGCACCGTGCGATTCGGTTGTCTGAAATGATGCGAACGGGAGCATGGGCATGAATATTGGATCAATATTAAAAACGGTTGGCATGGGTTTGTTGAGTGCTTCTCCTTTTGGGGCTGTTGCTATTCCGTTGATTAATGCGATTTTACCTGACGATAAAAAGCTATCGGCTAATGCTACGGGTGATGTGGCGATAGCCGCTATTAAGCAGCTACCGCCTGAAGAGCAAAGAAAATTAAATTTAGCTGAAATTAATTTATTGGTTAAAGAAGAAGAGGGTCGAACTGCTCGTTATCAAGCGATGACCAGTTCAGACGGGCAAGAGACTAGAGCGAAGCAAGTTAATAAAGCGATGAATGCTTTAATTGTTATTTCAATTGCTTTTATGGCTGCTACTGCTTATGTGTATGTAAAGCATGGCGCTGAGGCTGCATTTTCTATTGAAATGGCCGGTGTGTTTTTAACTGTTACGGGGACATTTACTTATGTGATCCGCGCTTACTTTGGTGACTTGCGTACTGAAACGAAATCACGCCATGCAACGATTGATGATAAGCCGCAACCATTGGGCTTGCTTGCTTCGTTATTGAGTCGTAAGTAATGGAATTGTTTTTATGGTTATTGGCACTTGTGCTTGCTTCTCTTGCTTGTGTTTTTGTTCTGCTTGCGTGGTTTGTCCTTCTAATGATGGCTATTAAGAAATGGGGCAAGAAAAACCGCCTAATTTTTTGGTTTGGTATTGTGCCGTTTGCATTATTTGATTTTGCTGTGAATGTCATCCCTGTCACTATTTTAACGTTGAACTTACCTGAAGAATTATTAGTAACTAGGCGCTTAAAGCGTTATCGCAAGTTGATTGACGAAGGTTATATGAACCTTCGTTTTTTAAATAAAATCAGATTAACTGTTGCAGATTATATGTGTGATGAAGTGCTTGACCCTTACGACACGATTACCGGAGACCATTGCTAGTGATCTTTATCTGCGACGATGATCCAAGATATTCAAAAGTTTTAAAAGCGGTGCTTCAATCTGTTTTAGATAAATCATTTATACGCGATGAAATTAGTTTGTTTACAAATTGTTCAGACATGGTTGATGAGCTTCACGCGATGAATAAACTAAAGCTAAAGCCTGACGTAATTTTCATGGATATGAGAATGCCCAACGTTAATGGAGCTGAGTGCATTAGGATTTTAAGCGAGGTTTACCATCAGCCTGTTGCGATTATTGCTATGTCTGCTGATATTGAATTAAGTGATTTGTCTGATTTAGATAAATACATAAAAACATCGATATCAAAGATGAAAACGCCCGAAGATTTAATTTTAGATATAAGCGCAATTGTTAGGTTGCACTTAGGAAAGCACAGACCGAGATTTATAGCATGAGCTACGAAGGCGATGAGCGCAGAGGTGACTTAAGAGCAATTCGTGAGACATTATACTCGATGCAAAAGCCTCAAGCATTAGTTGATAACAATAAGGGCTGGCAGTTTAATAAGAGTGTGCCATTAGCTTTTGTGCTTAGTTTATTAATTATCGGCGGCGGTGCTTTTAAATCAATCACCTTATCGTTTGCAGACATCGATACAAATGCAGAAGACATCACAAAACTAAAGAGCACGTTAGTTACTCAGGGTTCTGTTGATAATTTAATTTTTAAACAAAATATAGAAATGGGTGCCGTGGTTTCATCAATAGATGATCTTAAAATCACACAAGATAAGTTCAGCGTTAAGCTAGAAAATTTAACAGACATACAGCAAGAAAATTACAATAAATTAAGCGCAACACAGCAGCGCAATTACAACTCGCTAAGAGATTACATTCTTAAGATGCAAATTAAATGAAAAAATACATACTTTTACTTGCCATTGCTTTAACAACTTCATGTGTTGAAGGGGAATTGCTAAGTGTGATTCTGTTTCTTCCTTCTAATTTTCGTTTTACTCGCTAAATGCCTACTAAAGTCTATGTTGCTATTAGCGATGTATCAAGAACTGGTGATGTTGTATCTGATGATACTGGGTTTACCTATGCTGCTACATTTTCTAGTTTATCTGCTGCTATAGCAGATGCTACTTATGGTAGTAGGGATATATCTTCAACAACTGGGTCAAATGAGTCTCCTTATTTTGATGTGTTTTATTCTTATACTGAGGTAGTAGGTATAAGTACTGGTAACTTCACTTTTATTGATAATTGGGTTGTTGTTAGGGCTGCTCCATCTTATGAACACTCAGGACTACCCAACACAGGAATAAAAATAAGCAACACTATAGCTTATGCTGACAAGTACTTATTTAGTGGAAATGTGTTGGTTTTGTTTTTAGAGTTTTTCTCCACTGGTAATGGTACTGGTACTGGGATTAGAACACTTCAATTACATGGTAATGCAGTAGGGATTGGTTTGATAAGTCAGGCAGATAAACGTGCCTTTGAGTTTAGATATGATACCTCAGCAAATATACCTACCGCAATAAGTTGTCTAGCTTTTAATTCCCAAGTTGGATTTTACACTGAATCCTACAATGGAGGTAGGCAGCTTAATTGCGTAGCGTTAAATTGTACGTCAAGAGGTTTTGATTCTAATAGTAATGGTAGTGCATTAACAACCACAATTAACTGTTTAGGATTAGGTAACGCAGAGGATTTTAGTACTGGGTTAACTAATGTATTAGAAGCCTCTAATAATGCATCTAGCGATGGCACAGCTTGGGGAACAAACCCAACCATTAATCTTGTTCCTGCTAACGAGATAGAGAATCTTGCAGGTCTAAACCCACACCTTAAAGCAGGTAACTCAATAGAAACATCGGGTCTTGATTTGGTGGTAAGAGGTGATATTTCAGCATCCAATAATAAAGATATTGACGGTCAACCTTTTACTGGATGGCCTATTGGTTGTGATCAACCAGGTGCTTTTACAGTACCTTTAGGTATCACGGCTTATGACGCACAAACACTTTTAGAAATACAGGGTGTTGATCTTTATATCTATGCAGATATTGGCGGTACTTTACCTCAAGGTACTGAAATTAGTTCGGGAACTTCTGATGTGAATGGTGAGATTAATGTTACTCCTGAATTTACAGGAGTTCAGCCTTTAATAATACAGGGCAGAAAAGCAACGGTTCAACCCTTTTATCAAGAAGGTAAAAGCAAAGGCGTTTTAACGGGAGGCGGGTATTCCGGCTCTGTTTATATGATAAGTGATCAGGAATAAAGATGGCAATTAAGACAGGTGTTTTAGGCTCTATACCCGCAGTTGATTTAGATCATTTGCAATATAGTGAATTTCATATGGTTGTTGGCGAAAACTCTCCTCACAATATATCAATAAGCGGAAAACTAAGAAGTTACGGCATTGATAGCGGCATTAAGTATTATTCTAAAGACGCTATGCTACCTTTGAATATACCTAATTTAGATGCTTATATTGTGACGAAAGTAGCTAATGCGAGAAAAGCAGAGGCAGTGTTGGCATTGGCGAAGGTTCAAGAAGGTTTGGGGATTTTAGCATCCATTTATTACGATATAGATTTTGTAGGAGTTGAGTAATGGCCGCGACATATTCAATGGTAGATGCGGATTGGTCTGTAAATGCCAGTAAAGTTATTGATTATATTGGTGATGCACATGGTGGTGCTAATCCATCTTACGGAAGTGGTATAGAATTTCATCGTTGGTTGGCTGATTTATCGGATAACTCTGCATCTATCAATGATGACCTCATTGATAGAGCGAAGCCCATAGCATCTAAGCGATTTACAAATTTTATCATTTTACTTAAAAATGGCTATACGGTGACGGGTGTTGCCATAGAACATTTATACGATTGCAGCATTACATCGGGTTCAAATCAAACGGAAGATATTTGGGATGGCATTACAGTGTTTGGTAATTGCCCTAAAATTCACGTTTTACAATCCGGTTTGAAGCTCGCCAATGATTTTTGGAATAATGACCCTGATGCTTTAGGGTTTGGTTTGCATTCCACAACAAATATATCTCATAAATTTTTAGTTAAGGTTCGTGAGAACGGTGTTGATATTGACGGTAGACGTTTAATTGGTACAACTAGAGCTTGGAATAAAACGTGGAAAGAGTTTGCTATTAATGGCTCTGAGCGTGGTAAAAATACGTTGGCTCTTGACCAAAAAGCTGACCTTAATAATACAAGCTCAATTGGTGTCATTACTTCATTGGTGGGTATATCAAATCAAGTTGAAGGCTATAGCGCTATTGATGCTGATGGTGATACGACAGATGAGTTTTACTATTCGTCTTGGACAAAGGGATCAAACTCGACCAATGACTTATATGAATATGTGAAATCGCAAGCTTATGATGGCTCTACCGCAACTCTTTATGGATTGCCAGCCGCGTCTTTTAGAGGCATTACGCATGAAATAGATGTTGATACTAAAAGTGGTGTTGATTTTGCAGCTTTTGAGGCTGTTAGTTGGTCTACAGGCGCGGGTCAATTATTAGCAATTAATAGCGTATCAAACCCTACTAAGATGTGGATACAATTAATGTCTGGTGTTGCGCCAAGTGATAACGATGTAATAAATTCAGACAGCACAACAGCCGCTTGCTTGGTGAATGTGAGCGTAGTGACTAAAGATGTTGAAGCGCCCTTAATTGGCACATCAACAGGGGCAGCCATCATTGCTGCTTTTGGTTTTGGCGTTGTTAGCGCCCTAACGACGAGTGATAAGTTAACGGATTTAACAGGAGCGGTAATATCACCACCTGATGTAATTGTTTTTACAGCAGGGAATTTGTTCAAAGGCTCGGCGACTCTTTATCCTTGGGATGGCGTTGCTGTTGATGCTGACGATAATCCTCAGTACAACAATTCACAAATGACCTTATCAACAGCATTATTAGGTGCAGAAGTTGAGGTGGTTGTTAATGCTATTCCTGATAATACGCCTGATTCGGGTTTTTTACGTATTACATTAGATAATGGCTCGGTGCAATTGGTGGCTTATAGCGCCAGAAATACAGGAACAAACACCTACGTGATTAGTGATGCGTTTGCATCACAAGTGACGGTGGGTGCCTACGTTTGGAATGCGTATATAGATTCAACTTTAAATAATGCCACAGCGGGTACTTTACAGTTTACTTACACTTATGGCTCAGACATTAAAGCGGTTCTTGAAATTCGTGATCCTGCAAATTTAATTGAGCCGTACATACAGCCCATTACATTAGGAAGCACAAATCAGACAGTTAACGCAATTCGCAACTCGGATGCCTAATAATGCCAATTTCGGTAGACCCAGTAACGCACATTATAGACATACCACAAAACTACTGTACTCAGGTTGTTGGCACATTGTGGAAAATGGACACGAATCAATTTAGAAAAGATTTGAGTTTGTGGGCGGCTACAGAAGAGGGTCGTACTGAGCCTTTTCCCTATAGTCACAATACTGAGTATAATATTGTGGGTTCTACATATGCACGTAAAGTAGAAATATTGGCACCGTACAAAATACGATGTGAGAACACTGGCAGTATGTGGTCTATACGCTTTGAGAGTTCTAATAATAATTGTTGGGATTTAGAAAATGGTATTTTTATACCAAACAATGTAATACCCATCGCCAATAACTCCGCTGGATTACAAACAGTTAATACGGGTGGCACAACACCCGCATTGGATGCTTCTCAAATTGCTCAACTCGCTAAGGTTGATGAGGTGCATACACGATTAGGCATGAATGCAGCTATACCCGTTACGAATAATATTGACGGTAGTTTTAATGCTCAAGGCATTGATGTTGATGCCTTGGTTGATGGCAGTGGAAACATAACGCACCAGAGACAGTAAATGTCTGCATTAGGTTTAGCCAGTTTAGGTGCTCAATGTGCTAATAAAGCATTGGGGATGGCTTCGCTGGGTGTTTTTTGTGGTGGGGTGATTGATGTTCCCAACCCTATTGAACCTGGCAGTGGTGCACAAAAGTATTATTCACCTAGTCAAAATAGTGATCAACAAAACAACAACAATGATTTGTTGATGATGTTAGCGCAGTCGATCTTTTACATTATCGATTAATTGGAAAACAAATTTATGGTTAATCGAGCATACATAAATACATCGGTATTAATCTGTGTGGGGTTACATAGTTCAGACATGACTTGTTTTAAGTTTTCTAAATATCCTTATGATCTTTTAGAAGATCAATTTACAAAAGAAGAATATCTATCAATAACGTTAAATGAGTATGAGCCTAATTTTATGAAAAAATATGCTAAACCATATCGTTTTTTTATTAGTTCTGATGAAGCGCGTAAAGCCGATTTGCTTGCAGAAAAGGTTATTAGTCAGATTATTAATTAGCCCAGCTTTGCTGACGAGTGACGTTGATACGGGGTAAAACCCCAACGAGAACCCACAGCATCTAGTGGTTGTTAGATGCAATTTATATTCAATTCAAAACCCGTTAATTCGGGTTTTTTTATGCCCGTATGAAAGTACCGGCGCGTTTGCGGTTATGCCCCAACAGAGAGAAAAATGATTGATGAAGACAATATACATAGCGATAAATTCAACTTAACAGCCGATTACGGACTTAAAGCTTCAGAACGTGCGATTGCTGATTTATATCGTGGTGGTAGCAAAGAATTTACGAATAATAAAAAACGCTGTTACATGGTGTTGCACCCACGCGCTACCGAGCGCACGGCTGAAAAAAGAGCCAGTGAGTTGTTTAAACGACCAGCGATGGTTAAGTATTTAGAGATTAAGACAGAGGATGTTTCTTTTAAAGCGGATGTGAATGCTGCTCAGTTAATTAAAGACTCTAGGCGTTTAATGGATTATTGCTTTGGTGATGTTGCTTATACAAATACTGTTATTAATGAAGATGGAAATAAAACCACAGAAACTATTCAAAAGTTTGATGCTAATGGAGTGAAAGGTGCGATTGATTTGCAGGGTAAGTTAACAGGTTCATTCTCTGAAAAGACGATTCACAGCGTAGATAAGGATATGAACTTTGAAATAGAGTTTGTGTAGTTTTGAAGCTTGAAATAGGCAAAGCGTTTGAGCCTTTATTTTATAAGTGTCGATATAAGATTTTTTATGGTGGCCGTGGTGGTGCAAAAAGCTGGGGATTTGCTCAGGTTTTATTATTAAAAGGTGTAGATAGCGAACTGTTAATTGCGTGTGCAAGAGAGTTTCAAACGTCTATTTCGCAGTCGGTGCATAAGCTGCTTAGTGACACGATTCAACGGCTTAATTTGGAGTGGTTTTATATTATTACAGATAATTCGATTAAGGGATTAAATGGCACTGAGTTTATCTTTATTGGTTTAGCGCGTAACACGGGCAACATTAAATCACTCGAAGGTGCAGACATTGTATGGATTGAAGAAGCAGAAAATGTTTCAGACAGATCATGGGAAGTGTTGATCCCAACTATTAGAAAGCCCGGTTCTGAAATTTGGATTAGCTTTAACCCTTTTGATGAGTTTGACCCAACCTATCAACGTTTTGTGATGTATCCACCAGAAGGCGCATTGGTGGTTAAGGTTAACTGGCGTGATAACAAATGGTTCCCTGAAGAGCTTAAAAAGGAAAAAGACGAGCTAAAGAAAAAGGACTATAAAAAATATCGGCATATTTGGGAAGGCGAGTGCTTAACCAATTTTGATAAAGCGCTTATTCAGCCCGAATGGGTCACAGCCGCAAGAACCGATGAAGATGCCCAGCAACAAGGTGCATTGGTATTGGGTGTTGACCCTGCACGGTTTGGCGATGACAGATCGTCGTTTATTTATCGTCGTGGTCGTGTCGCGTTTGGCTTAAAGAGTTATTCGCAATTAGACACCATGCAAGTGACCGGCTTAATTGTTAAAGAAATTAAAAACAAAGACAAAACGCCTAACCCTATTCGTATGGTGTTTGTCGATGTTGGTGGCTTGGGCGCTGGCGTAGTCGATAGGCTAAGAGAGCTAGGTTATGGCGATAGATTAACGGCGGTTAATAGTGCAAACAGGGCATTAGACTTTGAAAAATACGGTAATAAACGTGCAGAAATGTGGGGCGAAATGGCCGAGTGGTTTAAAGAGCCACCGTGCAAAATACCCGACAAAAGCTCGTTGCGAGGTGATTTATGTGCGCCCGAATACCATTACGACAGCAAAAGCAGATTAATGATTGAGAAAAAAGAAAACATGAAGAAAAGAGGATTGCGCTCACCCGACGAAGCCGATGCATTGGCATTAACCTTTGCGTATCCAGTGGGTGAGTTTGGTAGTAGTCATAATAATTTTCATTCAGGCGGTGTGTCTGATTCGAGTATGGGTTTTTAAAAAATGAATAAAGAAATGATGCACGTTGTTGATGACGAAGAAGAGAAAAGCAGCAATGATATTATTCGTGGCTTTGCCCATCGTTTGCATACCTCTGCGATGAAGCAAGTGGGTTTACGGACAGAAATTGAAGAACGTTGGATGGACGATTTACGGCGCATTAAGGGAAAGTATGATGCCAAAATTCAAGCCATTTTAGATGACGATGATACTAAAAGTAGTGCCTTTGTTAATTTAACGCGCACTCAGTGCAATATTGCAAAAGGTCGTTTGGGCGATATGTTGTTTCCCAGTGATGATAAAAATTGGGCAATTGAGCATACGCCCGTGCCCCAGTTTACCAAAGAGTTAAAAAACCAAGACCCTTATGTTGAAAATGGTGTTGACCAAGGCATGACGATTGGTGAAATGTCGCAAGCGGTGTTAGACGAGTTTAAAGAAAGCGCTGCTAACATGGAAAAGGAGATAGACGACCAATTAACCGAAGGCAAGTATGCCATTGAATGCCGTGAAATAATTAGCGATGCCATTGAAGTAGGCACGGGTATTTTAAAAGGGCCATTTATTATAGGTCGCACTCGTAAAGCATGGCAGCAAGAAGATGACGTGCATCACTTAAACGTGGTTGAAGAAACAACCCCCGTGCCACAACGTGTGGACTATTGGAATTTCTTTCCCGATATGTCGGTGGCTAAAATTGAAGATGCAGGTTTTACGTTTGAACGCCATTTCATGAGCAAAGCAGACCTTAAAAAGTTAAAGGGCTTGCCCGGCTTTATGGATGACCAGATTGAAGAGATTTTATTAACTGACCCGAGCGAATCAAACAAAAGTAATTCTCGCCTGCAAGAGCTTAGAGCCATGGGCGGCATAACAACTATTAATGATAACAATCGCTATGAAGTGTGGGAATACCACGGAGACATAGACCACGAAGAGCTAGAAGCGTGTGGTTGTGAGTTTGACGATGACGATGACGATGACGATGACGAAGGGGAGCTAGAAGCGTGTGGTTGTGAGTTTGACGATGACGATGACGATGACGATGACGAAGGGGATGACGATGACGATGACGATGACGAAGGGGATGACGATGACGATGACGATGACGAAGGGGATGACGATGACGATGACGATGACGAAGGG